GCTCAGTGATCCCCTTAACGCAGGCGTTGGCAGCGAAGAGGAGGCTGATCGGATCAATTTCACGCGCCTATCAATTTGTTGACAATCGTGCCGACAAAGCCTGGCCCCAACAGCACCGCACCAATTACGACATAAAGCAAATACTCAATGCGCGTCATGCGTCTATCGCCTTCAGTAAAGGCTTTTTCAATGGCGGCATATCTCTCAGCGCAAACTGCTTCATGCACAGCAAAGTCCTTTTCCACCTCGTTCACCACGGCACTCCAGTGGCAGTAGTTGGATTCTTCTGTGCAGCAATCTGTGCAGCCAAAGAAGCCTCAACAGCGTCCTTGTCCACACCATTAGCCCAAATCCAGCCCAACACGGTTTCTTGTGTCAACTGGTTATAGGCAACAGTAGGAGTGCCATCAGACCATGAGCAGGTGGCATAGGTGGATGCTGAGTAGTCACCATCTACTGCTGTGGCTTGCCAGTGGGCGGTGGTTACAAATCCATCAGATGTTTGACGGTCAAGTTGGGAGATTGTCCAAGTTGTTGTCATTTTGCTTCCAGTGCTGTGATGCGGTCAGTCAGGGTGGTGATGATGGCTTGTTGTTCTTGGATGCACTTCATGAGGGCATATTGCAAGTCAGTCTGATAGATTGACAAACGCATCTTGGGTTCTTCTTTAGTTCCCCAATTGCTCTCCATAACCAATTCAGGCGCAACTGCTTGAACATCCTGTGCAACCACACCCAAAGTCAAACCATCATCTTCTTTAAGATTTTGGTCAATGTAGTTGAATGTCTGTACTGGGATATTGCAAATTACATCAAGATAAGACTTTGCTGGCGCAAAATTGGTTTTCTCTCTGCGGTCTGACAAGTTGACGTTGTTTGCGCTGTAATTGGCAATACCACCATTAGAACGAACAGTCATCCTTCTAGTAGAACCAGATGAATAGCAACCTAAAAATTCATTGGCTGTTCCATTTGGATTTGCATTTGGATAAACAATTGACAAACCATAAGGGTCAGAAGCATGAGATGCGTAAAACCTAACTACTTCTGTCCCTGAAACATTTTTTGTAACCCCCAATGCTTCAGAACCGTTAGGTGTTGTTTGCCCCACCAGCAAGTTACCGCTGGAGTCGATACGCATCTTTTCTGATGGTGGAGAAGCAGTAGCATCTAATGCAAATGTTAAAGCGTTACTATTTTTTGCGGCACTACCACATTCAACAACCCATGAATTACCATAAGCGTTCATAACAAAAGCGGCTCCACCACTAGAGCCAGTATCGTCATTTTTTACTGAAATTCTAGTTGATGCATTTTGGTCTTTACGGACAGTTACACTTGATGATGCAAATTGAGAAGTAGTACCAATCCCCACATTACCAGAGGAGTCGATACGCATACGTTCGGCAAGTGAGCCAGCGTTAGCAGTAAAAAACTGCATCGCCCCAGAATTGTCAGCCCCACCACGAATCATCTCAATCGAACCGACAAGGTTGGCTTGGTGGTAATAAGACAGGGCACCAAATGTAGAGTCAGTAGTGCGTGAGCCTTGAATGTTGATACCTGCACGAGCAGTTCCTGATGTTCCTGCGCTTACTGTGAGTTCTTTGTTAAAGCCATTTAGATTAGGCGAACTCGTACCAATCCCCACATTCTGACTTGTGTCAATCGTGACAGCGGTGGTCCCAACTGTCTTCACAGTCAATGCGGTTGATGCATCAGTGTCAATGCTTCCACCGATCTTGAGGACCTTGCCAGAGCCAACATGCAGTCCAACAGATGTGCCAGTGCCGGCAGCTGCAAAGACAGCGTCAACACTGTCTAAGTCAGTATTGATTTTTGTCCCCCAAGTGTCTGTTGATGCACCGACTTCGGGCTTTGTGAGTAATAAATTGGTGGTTGTGGTATCTGCCATGATGAAAACTCCTATGCGGCCTCTTGCCAAGTGATTGAATTGTCTGCTAAATCCGTCCAAGTTTCTGATGAGTCCGAAACAGGTGTCCAGCTCTCAGATGAATCAGCGACTGGTGTCCAGCTTGCCGATGTGTCTGAGTCTGGCGTCCAGCTCTCGCTGGTGTCTGGAATGGCTCCCCAGCCAAATCCAATCATCACACCAACAGCACAAATAGACTCAACGCCGGTGATCCCAATGGATACGACATTGCCAACAGTGCCAACAGATCCTGTGCCTTCGACGCCAGTGATGTCTTGAAACGAAATAACCTCTGCGCCAACCGTGCCGACAGCGCCAGTCGCGGCATTGCCTGTGATGGATGTGGTGCTGGTGATGCCAACCGAGTCAATGGCGCCAGTCGCGGCATTGCCAGATACATCAACTGCCCTGGTAGCCGTGACGCTGCCAACCGCCAAGGTTGACGCATTGCCGGTGACGGCATTGGTGGATGTTGCCAGTACAGAGCCAACAGCACAGGTGGACGCATTGCCAGAGATGGCGATGGATACAGTCAACCCGACTGTGCCCACATTACCTGTGGCAATGTTTCCATCCTCTTGAACAGAGATGTTCTCTAGTAAATTACCAACGGCAGTGGTAGACGAATTGCCGCTGATAACGACATTGCCTATGCCGTAGACGCCAAGCCCGTAATAGCCTGTTCCATATGCAGCCATGTTGCTGCCCCTGCTTTAAGCCAGCCTGATCAGGCCAGTGCTTGCATCGTTGGTCGGCATGGTCAGAGTGAATGTCCCAGCAGTCACGGTCTGACTGCCAAATGTGTGGACGCTGACTGCCTTGTCTGATTGGGTCGAGTTATAGATCAGGACCGCATCAAATGCTGTGGACAATGTGACAGATGAATAGCTGATGCTGGCGCTTGGCGTCACAAAAGCTGTCGTGCCACTGGTGCTTGGTGGCGTGCCAAATGTCACTGTCACGCCGCCTGCGGTGTAGCCTGTGCCTGTCACCTCACCTGTGGAGCTATAGGCCGTGGTGGAGGCATTGACGGTGGCAGAGGCCAAGTACAAGGCAGCCTTGAATGTGTCGGCGGTTGTCGCTGCGCGAATGACGCCAGTACCGAAATTGTGGTGGCCGACAAGCAGCTCACCCTTGAAACTTGTACACATCGCTTGTGTATTGGCCATGGTTTATTCCTTAAATTGATTGACTGATGCCGTCAGCAAAGACACTGCTTTTGAGAGCCATGTGGACAGACCGATGCACCATCTCACCATCCAACCAATACTCTACCCAGCTCGTTGTCTCGGTATCGTTGTCGAGAGAGCCTTCACGCTTTTCAAGCAGTGACTCGTCCATCTCGCCCTTGGTGGTGGTAATCATCATCCAAATGTCCTTGCTCTTGCCAAAATCGCACCGCCCGATGTAGAACCGCGATCATCTGCAATTTGCAACTGATCTAGTCCTGCCTGGTAAAGCGATGACCACACTGGGATTCTCGCATCGTCTTGCAGGTATGGCGCAGCCTGCAACAAAGCACCGTACAAATAGACGTCAGGCGCTTGCGTCAACAGCCAGTTGGTTGCCACTGTGGATGACAACTTTGTCAACTTTGCGTAATACACCAGCTCTGCCGTGTATGCACCGTCAGGGATTGGAAGAAGTCGGAATTGGTTTCCGACCACCGAAAAATACAGTGGCTTGCCGCTGGACAAGTAGGTGGTGTTGGCCAACTGATCCATGGCGTCAATGGTTTGAAACGTCAGGTTGGTCACTGGATTGGTGTTGATCTTGATGGCCTTGGCCTCCAAGAAGTCATCAGGCACAGTGCCATATTCAGCAGCCGCCGCAAATGACGCATTGGCACGCACAATCATCTGGCGGGTGCGAAGCTGGCGCTCGATCTGAGCCTCTGCCAGGCTGATGAAGTCGGGAATGGTGGACGTCAAATCCTGCCGGTTGAGCCAGTCAGCCAGCGAGGTTTTGAGTTCGTTGTATGTCGTGAGTGCCATCAGGTAGCCTTTTCATTCTCTTGGATTTCGCGCATAACCCAAGTGTGGTCATGCTTGAACTCAAACATTCCAATGTGGCCGAT